CGCGTCTTCATCGCTGCCGGCCGCCGCATCGTTAACGTTGACCTTGAAGCCGTGCGTGTGTGCCGCTAGCTGGGCGGTGGTTAGCGTGTGCTCCTCATCGCCCCCCGTCGCGCCCAAGGTGTCACCATCGAAGGATGACGCCGAGCCGCTGGTGAGACGCCCCGCATCCCCGCCGCCGGTGCCCGGGACATTGTTCATGTTGTCCTTGCCAAAGGCGGTGCGGCCGCGCAAGTCTGGCAGATTGAAGTTCGCGCCCGAGCCGCCGTAGGTATAGCCGATAACGGCAAACAGGGCGGCATAGGTCGTGGTGCTCATCGAAGAGCCGTCACACAGCAACCAGTCGGTCGGGGCAGCGCTGCCGCCATAAGGCATCAACGCGCCAACGGGCACGATGCCTGCCGAGCCTCCAATCCAGCTGCCAGAGCTCAAGGTCAAAAAGTCGCCTTCAGAGGCCCCCGCCGGAGTGTCTATCTTGCTGGCAACATGGATCACCAGCTCATCGAATTCGGCATCCACTTCCGAGCCTTTGATGAGCTTGGCGGGGTCGCCAGTCGTCAAGCCATCCTTGACGCTAAAGTCATAAACGCGCGCATAATCGCTCATGCTGCAAGTCTCCCGATTTTGGTCAAAATGGTGACATTGGCGAAGCTCACCACCGCGCCGCTAATGGTCACGCGCGCACCTATTTGTACAATCTGCCCTGAGTGCGACATCGGCACGCGAAGCTCGCGCGAGATGCGAGACCCCCCGGACCATTCGTCTAAGCCCCATTCGGCCAGATTCCATTCACTCTCCGCGTTAGCAACGCCAATCGCCGCGGTCGCACTAAAGCACAGCTCATTGAAGTCGACGCACCAACGAAGAATAAACGTTGTCAGCGCATTGACCGAGACCAGGAAGCGCGCTGTCTTGAGTATCTTTTCGCCTTCCGCGCCAAGCTCCGATCCGGCGGTTAGCCATTCGATGTCATAGGACATGCCGTCATCTAAATAGCCTGAATGGTCTCCGATGGCCCCATTGGTGCCGAGGTAGACGGTTCGATCGGATGCGACATGAATGCTGGTGTAATTGATGCCAGACCAGCGGAAGGCACGTAGGTCGCCGGTGGGTAAGCGCGCGCCAACGTCGAAGTACCAATAATTGACGCCGGTCGATTTCTCGATACGCACCAGATAGGCGCGATCGATAGGCGAATAGTCCGCCGCAAGCCCGGTCGCCCCGTCCAGCTGGTCAATAAGCAAGGAGCGGACATGGGTCGTCAAGTCCGTCATCGGCATGGTCTGTGATTCAAGGCCGCGCGCGACGGAGCGCAAGCCATCGGCCGACATGAACAGCAAATCGTTGCCGATGGGCACTACGGAATCGCGCCAGTTGGTGCCGCGGCGGATGATGTCGAACAGCACGAAGGTTGCCGCGGTGGGGTCCTCCGCGCCGGTGTAGACCAGGATCGATCGGGTGCCGAAAATGAGCAGCTGATTCTGGAACTCTTCAACGGCAACGATGGTGTCAATGCCGTCGGGCCATACCTCGAGCGTATCCAGCGACCCGCTGCCGGCGGTTGCCCAGTTAGTCTCATCGAGCACGTCTGAGAACTTCAGCGTCAGCTTGTCAGCGTCCACAATCCACAGCCGCCCAAAAGCAGCCACCGCAGCGTTGCCTGTGGGCAATGTCCCGGTCGCTGGCGTGATATCGGCAAAGCTGCCGGTGCCAGTGTAGACAATGGGCGTATGCCCTTGCTGTACGCCGATGCACTTGCCGTTGAAGTTGACAAATTGCCAGTCATTGGCGGTGGGCGCAGTGATGGTGCCGGTGATGTCGGTCAGCGTCACGGTGCCGGTGTAAATCTTGAGCCCGGCCGCACTGATAATCTCGGTGCTGGTCGCGCTCTCGATGAACTCAAAAATGCTCTCAACGTCGTTACCATGGCCGCCGGTCACGGTGAGGTTATTAAGGCCTTTTCGCGAGGTCAGGCGGTTGGTGTCATCGAACACCAGGTTCTCCCCCTCGGTGCACCACCTGAAGTCATCCACACTCAAGGCCTGCTCGGTGTTCAACCCGAAGGTTCCGGGCCCGCGGAGAATGATTTGATTGAGTGCGCCCGACATTAGACCACCACCCAATCCGTGGAGTACCCGTGGTTGGCGTTGAAGTTATCGCGCGAGATGGCATCGGCCAGTGCTTGCTGATACTCCGCCTGCGCTTGCTGCTCGGCCGCGCCGCGGTCGTCGCCACGCTCGGCAACGGCAAGGGTATAGGCCCCCAGGATGACCGGATAGAACGGCACCGTCATCTCGGTGGAATCGTTGGTCAGGTCTGCTTGCGGCACTGTCGCATAGACGGTCACGTTCGAGGCCGCGTTCGGTGTCGGATAGAGCTCCAGGATCGGATCGTCCCCAACCAGTCCGTTGATGCGCCAGTGTGACGGCGGGCCGCTTTGCGCGCCGAAGTCCAGGCGGTGCTGAAACTTATCCCAGTCAATCGGCTTGATTTCCAGCCGGTTAGTCAGGTCGTGTACCAGCCGAATACGCGCCCTGCGCCCGAACCCGGTCAGTGTGTAGGTCGACGTTGCCGCCACTATTGACAGCGGCAGATTGCTTTCCAACGCCAGCCAGTTGTAGGCGTCCTCAACTTCGCGTTTTGCCTGGTTCACAAAGTCGCCAATCATCACCGAATATTTCAAGTCGGACACAAAGCCAACCTCATCAACGCGCAGCCGGCGCATCACTGCGTTTACCAGCTCAAGATATGTCATGTGCCCTACTCCTTAAAAGCGGGGAGAGGTTGCCCCCTCCCCAAAGCCACGCACCTTACGCGAGCACAGCAATTGCCACGCCAGCGTCATCTCTGAGCTCGCCGACGCCATAGATGGTATCGGCGGTCAGCAAGTCAGCCAGGTACTCCTGCTTGTACTGCGTCTGCACCCTGATATCGACCTGCGTTACCAGCGCAATCGCCGAACGGTGCAGCAAGAGACAGATTCTCGCCGCGCCGGTAGCGGTTGCACAGTTCGTCGACACGAACACCTCCACCCCATAGACGCTACCGATGCGCCCATTGCGAATGGAGTTCGCCATGCCAACCTCGCCGACAAAAGCCTGCTCAGTGAAACGCGCCAAACCGAGAAGGTTGTTCTTCTCGACCGGCGGAATCACAAGGAAGCGATCGCGCATCGGCACATTGGCATCGTCGAGCGTCTGAATTGCCCGGCGAATACCATCGTCAGCAAGCGCGGCCTCGTTCGCTCCGGTGTAAAGCGTCGAACCATCCGAGCCGATGACCGCCTGGTCATAAGCGGCCGTGCCAGCCCCGCCTTGTAGCAGGTTGCCCACGTCATGCAGGTCAGTATCCACCTGCGTTGCGAGCCCGAAGCCTGCATCATCGGTGAAGAACTCACGCATCGAATTCAACGCCTGAACGGCGGCGATGTCCTCGATAAAACGCGAATACTCATAATGCAGGTTGATATTGATCGCAATATCGGAATCGGTGTGCGGAATCACCGTTACTGCCGTGTCCGCAACTTTGGCGTTCGCCGCGCCACGGACCGGGGCAGGGATGTGAAACACGTCACCCTTGCGACCCTGGTGGTTGAAATTGGTTACAAGCCCCGCCAAGACCAGATTAGCCTTGTATGCCGCCACAACCTCATCGGACCAAAGTTCCGGTATGAATGTTGCGGCCTCGGCAGCTGTAACCGCATCAGCTGGAAATGCAGCCATGGGTTAGTCCCTCGTTACGCGTCCCTCGCGATAGGCCTTCTCGATTTCCGGCCAGTTCGCTCGGTACTTTTCCGGGTTAGTCCGCCGGAGCTCAATCAGATCCTGATTTCGGATCGTCTTTCCGGCGGGGATGGTCGCAGACCCTTGCTCGACGGTCGCGGCGCGTAACTTCCGGTCACGCTTCACTGCCGCACTCGTTTGCTGTTCGGCCTGCGTTTTTGTCTGGTTCACCGTCGTCCAGGTTGAGAACAACTCGTTGGCCGATGCGTAATCGCCGACGTTGGCCTGGTTCCACAGTTGGAGCCGGACCGGGCTATCCGCCACCCATTCCTGAAAAGGAAGCTCGTTAAGCGTCTTCTCATAGTTTGGATGTTGAACCGCCAGCTTTTGCCGCATGTTTTCAACGCGAAGCTCTGCAATTGCCTGAACGAGAGGTTGCACCGTCTGCTTGATGGCAGCCTCGGGGTCTGTATAGAAATCCGCCTCCTCAGCTGGTGGTGCATTTGCCGTGGTCGCCTGGTTCAAGGCCTGCCGGAGCTGTCCTATCTCCTGTGCTTGAGAGCCTGTCATTTTTTCAAGCTCTGCGTAGGCCTTGGCTATATCCGCCGCCTCTTTACCCTGAAATTTCTCAGGAAGTGGATCGGCGGCTGGCGCAGTAACGTTCTCGGCATTGCCAGCGGTTGGCGGGTCTATTGCGTTTGACATTATCCGTTCCTCCGGGTGTCAGATTTCTCGGCCAGGCTCTTCCTGGCGTTCGTGGCGCTCCGTCCACAGACGGTTAGCCCTCGGGAACCCGAGCTTCGTACCATCGAGCTTGATTCCCTTTGCACCTGGCCATGGGCGACATTTCCTCGAGCACGTAGGACATGAGACAGCCTGCCCCACGTTTCCCCACGCCTCAAATCGGCCATGGCTAGAACATTCATAGTCGTATAGTTTTCTCATTGCATGATGTGCCATTGTTTATCTTCGTCTTCAGCGTCCATGCTCTGCCGGTAGGCGTCGGCATAACCAACGACATTCGTGAGCTGCTGAATCATTCCCTTCTGCCTGAAAAATGCATCCGAGGTCGGGCAGCTGTGACAGCTCTTCACGAGCATATCCAGCGCCTCAGTCATGTCCTTGTGAAAGCGCTTCCAGCCAGGATGCATGAATAGATCCAGCATCTCGTCATCCGGTGTCATCGCTCTTTCCTCAGCATGCGCTTCAAGGCTTTTAGAAGTTCCTGGTCTTGCCGCGCCAAAACCTGCATGCGCTCGATAGCGCGCATCTGACGCACTGTTTCAATGGTGCGCCCGCCGCGCTGTCTTGGTGGTGGCTCAATTCCACTTTGCGCCGCGGCATCACCGAACACGAGATTGTCGATCACCGTCAAGAAGAACGGGCTGACTACATCCGCCTGGTCCGTGAACACCAGCGACTCGGTTGCAATGCCAGTGAATGGCCCCTCGCCGAGAATCGTATCAACAAGCGACAGCACCTCGGCCACCGAGACATTGAACTCGATCGTCTCGCTTGATGCGTCAGTGAATGACAGCGTGTCCGTCACGCTGACATCAATTGGCGTGGTGGTTGCCGTCTCAAAGGCGAACGCGCCCGCAAGGCCGCCAAAGGTGCCGACAGGCGACGATACTTCGATGCCTGTCCCAATGAATGTTGCGGCATCAAATTGAGCGGCGATGGACTCAGAGCCGCTCGAGACTGTGCGCTGGTCTAGAAACTTGGTCGACGTTAACGAGCGCGCATACGTCGTCTCGATGTTGAGCATCTCGCCCTCGACGATAATCGAGGCGCTCTTATGGTTTCCGTATTGGTCTTGAATGCCAAACGACCAGGCCCCTGAGCCTTCCACCTGCTCGTGGTCGTTGGCTGTCGTATGGCCGCTCGCCATGATGCCGTAAACGTCCGGCTGGAAACCTGGTTGGCTCGATGGGGTGAAAGTACCGCCGGATGTGGGCAGCGTGTAATTGCCAGCCCATACGTTCATGCTCGCGGGAATAGAAATAACGAACATAAATAAGATGGGCTGCGGGCTTGCGGTTGGCCACAGCGTGCGAGTCACCGTGATATCGGTCGAATCGAGCGCCGTTACACGGGCTTCATGTGTGTTCGAGTTTGTATGGCCGCTATCAACGGTCGCCACCGCCGAGCATTCGGTGTTGCTAAAGATGCCGACGATATCCTGAGCGGCAGACCCATTAACTTCGCGCTGGCCTACCGCCCATTGCTGGAATGTCGAGCCACCGTTGTTAGTAGCAAAGCATCCATAAGAGTTATAGATACTCGTTCTCGTGTGATTGCCATTGTCCGTTGTTTCGTTGCCATCCCACGTCCAGCCGAGGAGTCGATCGGTTTTGCTGAAGTTGTGCGCAAAAGGCTCCGTGGCGTTATTGATACGCCGGGAGATTGCGGTAACTTCCAGGTCATCCCCGCCAAGCAATAGGTAATTGAACGTGATGCTAGTCGCACTAAAGCTAGTGACATCGAAGCGCCAGCCGTCAGTGATGGGTCCCGGATTGGAGCCGATACCATCACCGTTGCAATCCATATCACACTCAATGCTAGTGCTCGTATCGGCCAGAATCGTGACCGAGCCAGACACCGATGCATTGCCGTCTGCATTTGTACGATTGACTGCGCTCGTTCCGAACGCATGCCGGTAGCGCATTGCTGCGCCGACAATATCGTTTTGCGTACACCCCCAGGACCCAAAGTGGGCATGGTCGGATACCGTGTCTACCGCATGGTTCCCGGTCCATAGCAGAACACCCTTGGGCTTGCTGCCGCCGAAAGCAGTCGCGTCCGTGACCGTAAACTGCGTCGCGGACGTGACCGTAAAGCTTCCAGCGGAGGCAAAGACGTTAGGCATTAGCTGCTCGAGGCGTTAATCGTGTAGGTAACGTTCAACGTATCGCCGTTGTTGACTGCCTGCGATGCAGCAAAATCCTTGGCCCCAATCAACGTGCCGGCAGTGCCCGTATTAACGGTCGCCAGAAACGCCCCGAACACGGTATCCGTCGCGTTGATGCTGAAGCTGGCGGGCGATGCGGCATTGCTCACCGACTCATCGGACGCCGTGTTGTCCTCGGTCCATGCAATGCGGTTACCGGCATAGGGATTAATTTCGGTCAGCCCCGTTGCCAGCGTCCAGGTTGCCAGCACGGTGCCGGTGTCCTTCAGGCCCACGAAGTAGGTTGTGTCCTGGGTATCGCCGGAAAGCGCCGTGTCGATAATGAAGTTCAAACCTTCGTCAACAATCAGGTTTTCGCCCTCATCACGCCACTTCAGCTGACCGTCGGGGCCGTAGCACTCGGCCATCACAAAGCCCCGAATCTTTAGCGTCTCCAGATTTCCTTTAAGTTTCATTTGAACAGCCCCATTATCAGGTTGATTACTTCCTCATCATCGCGGCGCAACAGCTGTAGCCGCTCTAGTCGTCGCATTTTTGCTTGCGAGAGCGATAAGCCCCCGCGCGCAGCTGCTACGATTTCCTCGCCACCCTCGGCCGTGGCCACATCCACCAGGTGCAACATGCTGACAAGCGTTCGGTTGAACGTGTTGTTCACCGTTGCCGAGGTGTCTAATAAATTCAATGTTTCCAGCAACACGCCCGCCACGGCGCGTTGCGCCGTGCTCGTATCGACTAAAGACAACGCGTCGGTCGCAGTCTTGGCGAACGCGGCAAGCTGCCCTGCCGCTGTATCGGTCAAGGTCAAAGTCTCGACCAATATCTTGCCGATAGTCTTGGTTGCGATATCGGCAGAATCAGAAAAGGCCAGGACCTCGGACAGCGTTCGGGCGAAGGTCGCTACCTCGCTGCTGGTGTCTGTCAGCAAGATAGAATCAATCGCTGACTTCGCGATGGCGGTTGACCCTTCCGAGGTATCGGCAAAGGTCAGCGCCTCGGCCACAGCACGGGCGAACGTTGCAACGGATGTCGCGGTATCAGCGAGCGCCAGGGCCTCGGTCAGCGTCTCCGGGAAGGTCGCGATTTCACTCGAATCCTCGGCGAGAACGAAGCTCTCTGATAAAGTCTCAACGAAGGTTGCCGTCTCGCTCGATGTATCCGAGAGAACTAATGCCTCGGCCAGCGTCTCAACAAACGTGGCCGTCTCGCTCGAGACATCCGCCAGCGCTAATGAATCCGTAGCCGTCAGGTTGAAGGTCGCGCCAGATAGCTCACCAAAGCCCCAATAGAAAAAGTCCCGGCTTGCGCCGGTATCGGTCGCTGAGAAATTCAGCGCCCATCCGGCGGCCATCTGATCAATGGTGGCTGCGAACTTAGCCGTGCCATCGTCCTCATGCAGCACCAAGGATGTGCTGATATTGCGCTCAGAATTTGTCGTTCCTGCCGCCGATTCATTGGCGTAGGCAACCGAGCCTTCGTCGGTGCCATCCGTAAAGTAGATGCCATAGGTGTCGTGCGCTGCGTCCTGGCCGTTGGTGGTTCCAGCCGTCTCGGTCTGCCCGGTCATCAAGAGCTCAAGATAGTCGAAGTCAATGCCGGTCTCGGTCGCTGTATCCACGCCCGTGCTGGTCGGGGTCTGGTAGCGGCCGAGCACAAATTGCTTGCCACCCAGATCCATGGCGATATAGCCAATATCGTCGTTACCAGCGCTCGAGCTCGGAGTCACGCTGAACCCGGTGCCGGTCGTGTGCGCGCCCGCACTGAGTGAATAATCAATGCCCGTGCCATTGGAGGTGACTTGCACGCCGGCAGCGTTGTTTTTGAGAATCGTGCGCAACTCAGTGCTGGCCCGATTGTCACGGTCTACCGCGCCAAACACGCGTTGCGTGGTTGTGCCTGCCAGGTCACGCGCAACGCCATAGACAAACGACCCAAAATTGCCAGGGTTGCCGCTGGTGGTGAAATTGTCCGTCGTGCCCGTGAAAACAACGATGTCGGGATCGTAGCTCAGCGTCACATCAATGGCGCTGGTGCCTGTACCGAGGCCGATATGACCCACGTCGGCATTGAAATCCGCGCCGCCGTACATCACGGCGAACAGCTCCGTGCCGCCAGTGGTCGCATCATCCCAGTTAATGGTGACCGCAGTTTTGCCACCCGAGAGGGTGAAATTCACCCATGTGGCGGTCGCGAATGCGGTTGATGCGGTCGTGCTAACCAGCGCAATGCAGTGGTCATCGTAGCCAATACGTTGCGTATTGCTGGTCCCTACATTGTGCTCAGCGCGTGCACCGTGGGCGTACTGATTCGTGCCGTCCGCCGCGCCAACCTCCATGTGTGCGGCATCGGTGGTGCCGAGCGCATCAGAGGCAACCGTGAAGAACCTGACAAGCTTCGCCGTAAAGGTCGTGGTGGCATGCGCAATAGTCTGGTTGCCCGTGGTCGTGATGGCCTCGAACTGAACCACGCATGCCTGTACGTCCGCCATGGTTTAGGCGATGCTCACGCTAAGTTGCACGGTTTCGATGGTCAAATCGCGCGCGCCGCTTTCAGATTGGAAGCAACGCAAATCAATCGCAACGCCTGGCACCGACGCATTGGCAATGACCGGGCCTCCCGATATCGAAGCAATCCCCGCCGCTGCGCCGCTGCCAAGTTCGCGCGTGCTGCGGGTGCCTGGTACTTCGGTCCCGTTACCGAACACCGAAAAGCGAAAACTGGTATTTGCTGAGCCAGAGAATGAGGCCGCCCAAGCAACCTGCCAATCCCCCGCGATGGGAAGAACAACTTCGCCTGCGCCGCTGTCAGATATCACACCACCATCGGTCGCCATCGCGCTCGCGCCCGTCAACGCAGCGAGTTTGGTGGCGACATTGTTGGGAATGCTTTGCGCAGACACGGGCGCGTCGACAAATAGACCGCCATAAGCGCGCAGACGGAAGATGCCATAGGTTGCGCCGGCAGCGTCGAGCCAGGCCACAATCTGCGCGTTTGTTGGAGTGATGTAATCATCATTCTCGATGAGTACAAAGACGCCATGCACCGCATTCAAGTAACGCTGTTTATCGACCGCGGCCGTGTAGCCGTTTACTAGCGTATCGAGCTGCGTCGCGTCCGGGCCTGTGGTCGAGAGCCCAAATATGCTCTCAATTTCGGCGCGCGTAGTTTGCCCATCGGCGAAGGCATAAAGCGCGCCCCAGAACTCGTGCGGGGATATGTTGGGATCTTCTTCGCCTTTGAGTCGGTCTAGTAGTGCCATCTAACGAAGCTCCATGATGAGGCCGTTGTCATCGCGCACAGCGCGTCGGCCATTGACCCCGACAATCAGGCCGTCGGAGTCACGTTCAATTTGAATCGGAGTGACGGCATCCGCCAGCTCTCCCCCGGAGTTAGCCAGCATCTCGGCGCGTAGCTCATCGAGCTCGGCGCGCAACGCGCTAATCACGTCGGTGCCGTCTGCATCCGGGCCCGCGATAACGGTCGGCGGGGCGGATTTAATGGCCTCAATCTCGCTTTGCAACTGCCGCATGGTGGCCGCTTGCTCCTCGGCCTGCGCTTTGGCCAGATTCAGGATAGCCTGCGTTTCGTCCTTGGTAGCCGCAGCGTCAGACTTATCTGCTTCGACCGAGATAGCCATAATGCCGCGCTTGTGATTGCGGTCCTTGTCTTGCGCATCGAGTTGTAGCTGGATCTGACGCAACTGAAGTTCGCGTGACTTCAGCTCGCTGTTTGCCTGTACTTCCTGCGCTCTCGCTTGCGCTGACAGTAAGCGCGCTTCCGCGCCCAAGTCGGGCGGCGGTGGTTCGGGATTTAGCGCTTGCTCGAGCAGCTGATCCACCACCTGGATCATGTCTTCCTTGCCCACGATGCTCGAGTTATCAATAACGGCGCGCATGATGAGCAGAGATTGTGGTCCAGGGGGCAGTGCATTCATGAGCTGGGTCAACTGCACCTGCTCGAACTCACGCGCCATGATGCCAAGGGTTCCGAAAACCTTGAATTCGCCGCTGCCCAGCGGATAGGTCGGGTCGAACTGTTGGAACCGCCAGGTCACTTTCCGAATCAGCGGGCGAATGAACTCACGCTCGATGTTGGCCATGGTGCGCTTGGTGCGGCGGATGCTGGCACCGAGAATCATGGACATGCCCGACGCGGTGTTATTGCGATCGTTCACGCTCAGAGGCGTCGCTGCCTGCATCTGACCCGTGGCCATTTCAATCATGCGCTGCATTTCCGCGGATTGGGTATAGGTCTGCGGATCGGGCGGCGGGAACTTGAGCGGGAAAAGTGCTTCTGACGGTGCGCCGTTGACCAGGATATTGCGTCCCGGGCGCACCTGGAAGGTGTCGCCGCGGGGAATCATCACGCTATTGATCCCCATCATGGGATGAGTCGAGAACGCCAGCGCGTCAATGCGGGCGCGGATCTCCGAATCGAGCACTTTTTGCGGCCAATATCCGCGCTCCATGACGCCCATACCCCAGAAACGGTTAGGAACACTGAAGTGCTGATAGCTCACAAAGGCCCGATCGCGATGGGTCAGGGGGTTGGCAACCGCTTTCAGCAAGGTCGATTCGTTTCCCACCGTAACGATGGCCTCGACCATCTCATCGTCCTCAAAATCAAGCTTTCCTTCGGCGTCGGGCGGCTCGGGCAGCATCTTTCGCGGCACCAGGCCGTGATATTCGATAATCCCGACCGCCTCGGTCTCGGCCAGCGTGATTTCATCTGATTTGAGCGCGCGGGTCTGGATGTGGTCGGGCAATTGACCCGGATCGACCGGCTCGTAGATACCGCGCTGCTGACGGTCCAAAACCACGTTACGCGGCAGCACAAAGGCATGCGCGCAGCCCATCATTTCGGCGATTGTGCGTCCAGCTGGATCCGGGATGAACTCCAACGGCTCGACCGCGGCCAACGTTTGGCGAATTCCACCCTGGCCATCGCTTTGCAACACGATTTTGCCTATACCAGTGCCATAGATAGCACCAAGCAAGAAAATACGAGATACATCAAACTGCATGCCACGAAAATCAGTAAGAAGCCGATCAGCAAGTTCTCTATTTTCGCCGTCATCGACATCAAACCAGCGCTCCCGGCCAAAAGTAGCCTCTTCCATCTCCGCAACGGCTGAATCCACCGCCTGAGCCAGCGCCGGCATAATGGCGTGCGAACGTTCCGAGATGCGATCCATATCCTCGGCAGACCAGATCCCTTTCCACAGCCGGTAGTACTCCATCCAGCGCTTGCGGTGCTCGATATCGCGCCGATTGCGCCATTGCTCGACGTGTCCGACGACCCACGACGCAAGCGAGCTAACCCCGTCCATGGTTTGCGACAGCCTAACAATGGTGCCGCTCGAGGGATCGCGCTGCACATCACGGGTGCCAACACGTTTGAGCAATCCGCGCTCGTCGAACTCAACGTCAAGGTCGCCACCGAGAAGAAAGCTCATAAGCCCACCGCCTGGTCGAGAGGTTGCCACGTGTCTATCACGGTGTCCTCGTGGTAGACGGTCTGCGCGATCTGGTCGATATAGGCCAGCGCGTCGAGCATGTCGTCATGTCGGCCGTTCGGGAAGTCGTAAATCTGTTCTTTCATGGCCTTCAGATAATCGCCTTCCACGAAGTGAATCCGCCCATGCTCCATACGTCCTTGCAGCGCCCACGCAATGCGCGAGGCCTTGGCTTGTCCGCCGTGTGTCAGCTCCATGGGCTGTACATAGACCCCCAGCCGTCGAGATTGGTCGCTTAAATACGGCATGATTGCGTTGCGCTGCATGCCCTTCTCGATGCCGGTCATGATGGGGCGGTGCTTCTGAACTTCGCGCAGGAAACGTACAGAGGTTTCACGCACATCCCAGCGCCCGTGCTGCACATCCAGAACCCACCAGCCGTCGCGGTTGACCTTTACAATCGCGATAGCAGTTTCATCGAGGCGGCGATTCCCTTGCCTTGATTGGGCTTCGGTATAGAAGCCAGCCGGGTCCATAGCAACATAGACTTGCCCGTCACGAGGTACGTCAATCTCCGATACCGTGACAATCGGGTAGTCAAACACCAGCCCTCCACCAGTCTCGAACGACGCGCGGAATTCCTGTAGGAACTTCTCCCGCGGCATCGTTTTCTCTGCCGCTGCGATTTCCTCAGGCGGCAGATAAGGGTTGGTTTCACTTTCAAAGTGGTAAGCGCCCCAATCATCACTGCTCAATGCCTGTAAATAGAGATCATAAAAATGGTTCTTTTGTAGCGGTGTGCCAATGAATAACGCCTCGCCAGCCACGTCGGCCAGCGTTGGGCGGATCGCCTCATTCCACGTGTCTTCCTTCATGGAGGCGAACTCATCGAGCACCACCGCGGAAAGGCCGACACCCTTCAGGCGCTCAGGCCGATCCGATCCATGCAGCGCAACGCCACGGCCGTTGACAAGCTGAAGCCTGGACTCGTTTTCCCAGGTCTTGGCGACCAACGAGCCGGCCATGTTCTTTAGCAGGTTCCAGAAGATGCGCTTGCCCTGCTCGTAGGTCGGCGCGATGTACCAGCACTCGATATCGCGCAGGGACCGATCCCGGCCATTAACGAGCTTGGTATTCTCGAGCGCCTTCATGAGCAGATAGACGCACGCCATGTGCGTCTTACCCCAGCGCCGCCCCGCCGCTACAACCTTAAAACGGTGTGGATCCCGGTAAACCTCGAGCTGGCCGGGATGCAGCGGCAGATTGAGCTGGATCGACAATCAGCCACCTGGCGCGCGGCCCTTTGGGGCCTGGTCTTGAGCTTCAACACCTGCCCGCGCCAATTTTGTTGCCACCTCAGCAAGCAATGTCTCGAGGTAGGTCAGCTGTGCGTTGTTCAGCATGTAATACCGCAATCCGGACATTTCCGAGAATGCAGCCAATGCCGGGCGACCCTTGCTGTCAAGAACGAGCTCTTTGACATCGAGCGTCGGCCACGTGACGAGATATCTTGAATCCGCTGCCATTAGCTAAACTCCTAAAAAGGCCGGCCCCGAAGGGCCGGAAGTGCACGCTACTCTGTCCTGCGAACAAAGGCTTGCCAGTACGGGTGCGGGATATTGCCCTTTGCTTGCAATATATCTAGCGGTCCGGGCGGAGAGTGCATAGGCCCTCCCAGCGGCTGCCATCCTTCATATACCGCCTTATTACACGCCTCCGCTAAATCCCAAACATCCGTGCCGCGGATAATCTTGTAGAGCAGCGGCAGGTGGAGTTGTTTAGGCTCTTCGGCCGCCGCCTTGCTCATTTCGATGACTTCCATCGCTCATCACGGCGTGACCGGCGGGGTATTGCCTGCGGCTTTGGTCAAAATCTGCCCCAGCGCCGCGGGTGTCACTCCTTCCTCCGCCGATGTCGACATGACGTTATCGACGCCACGGCTCACGATTGCCAAGCGCAGGGAGTTGTTGGCCTGGGTATTGCCCAAGCTTTCCGCCATCCCTTGCGCTGCATAGAACAGCGACGCCTCGGCCAAGACTCCGGCCGCTTTGATGTTGGCAAAACCAACGCTTTCGGCGGCCTCTCGGCCAATCTCTCCGGTATCATCTGCCATAGGTCAATTCCTCGGGGTTGTAGAGCAATCAGTTCTGCTGATTGCGAGAACGCCCGTTACCCTTCGGAGCCTCGAACGAGGGCGAGGACATCGGCACTCGCCGATCTTTGACCGCCTTCCCCATCGGCTCCCGGGATTGGGGCATGGTCTTCTGTGCCTGGCTCTTGATGGATCGTGTAGCCATTTGGGATCTCCGCTTGTGTGATGTTGATCTCAATTACCGGGTGCTTGTCCGGTAGCTCGTCAATAGACCGCCTGGCCGGGATAACCCGGTCCAAAATAAGCTTGGCCGCGGTGGTATCGCCCTTCTTGGCCTTGGCCGCCATGGCCTTGACGATATCCAGGGCCTCGAGGCACATATAAGCCGAAGCCTCGCGAATGCACCGATCGATGGCCTGTTCCTTGGCCATGGTCTTTCTGTTCTTCGCCCCAGGGGGCCTTCCCCGCGGCCTTGGGACCTTGACCTTAACCCCGGACACCCGTTATTCCCCCTTGCCGCCTCGGGGGCAATACCTTCCTTCGACGCTTTTTCTGCGGTTTTCCGGGAATCTTTGATAAAACTCGGGATTTCTTAGGCATCGTTGCTTGGTTTCCTCGAGCCCAGGTAAGACTATTTCGTAGACACAGCTACGAGTTTGTCTCCACCAATGGTGCAGTGCAGCACTTGGAATAGCTTGAGATGTGTGGGGGGGTATGGACACGTGACTCAGCAAGGCCCTGGGGCCCCCCTCCCCCCTCCCAAGGGTCCCTTTGCAGGAATGGAGGCCGGGAGGGCTGGGTATTTGGAAACAA